CTCCGCAATAACGACTCAATCTCATACCCGCTTGTCTTTCTTTTATCCACAAAGAGGTAAAGCCATAACTTAGTGGAAATGGTAACAGCTAAAAACTATTTGAAAAGCTAATTATTTTTTGCATCAACTGGCTATTCTTAAGGATTGTTTAATTTTTTGCTTTCCTAGCGAGAAAGAAGCTCCGGAAACTATCAATCAATACAAGGCTGCCGTTCGGCGGCCTTTTTTATTCCTAGCAACAGCACTCGCACAAAGCGAGGTGAGAGTATGTATCGCATGGACAAACTAACCACTGGTGCTGCCTATGGCGCTTCAGCCGGGAGCATCCTAAACGGCATGTTGAATGCCTACAGCCCCGAGCAGTGGAACGCTATCGGCGTGCTGGTGGGTATCATCATTGCCGTAATGACGTATCTGACAAATCTCTATTTCAAAATCCGCGAAGACAACCGCCGCAGCAGGAGCCGAGATGAACCCAACGTTGAGGAATAAGCTGGTGGGTGCCATTGTTGGCGGATCAGGGGCAATCACTATTGCTGCAGTAATGCTGGGCAATGCGGATGGACTCGAAGGTCGGCGTTATTACGCCTATCAGGATGTGGTCGGCGTCTGGACCGTTTGCGATGGGCACACTGGTACCGACATTCGCCGCGGTCACCGATATACCGACAAAGAGTGTGACAACCTGCTTAAGGCAGATCTGCGAAAGGTGGCAAGCGCCATCGACCCGCTGATCAAGGTTCGCATCCCTGAGCCAACCCGCGCCGCGCTTTACTCCTTCACCTATAACGTTGGCTCTGGTGCTTTTGCCAGCTCGACGCTGCTGAAGAAGCTGAACTCCGGTGATGTTCCGGGTGCGTGTAAAGAACTGCAGCGCTGGACTTATGCTGGCGGCAAGCAGTGGAAGGGGCTGATCACCCGGCGCGAGATTGAGCGTGAAGTCTGCGAGTGGGGCCAGAAATGAGCCGATTAACCGCAATCATCTGCGCTGTCGTTATCTGCCTGCTGGTTTCCATGGCCTGGGCCATTAACCACTACCGCGACAACGCCATCACCTACAAAGACCAGCGCGACAAAGCCACCAAAAGTCTCCGCCTGGCTAACGACACCATCAAAGACATGCAGACCCGTCAGCGTGATGTCGCTGCACTGGATGCCAAATACACCGGAGAACTGGCTGATGCGAAAGAAACCATTGAGCGTCTGCATAGCGATGTCATTGCTGGCCGTAAGCGGCTGCAAGTCGCCGCCACCTGTGCAAAGTCAACGACCGGAGCCAGCAGCATGGGCGATGGAGAAAGCCCAAGACTTACAGCAGATGCTGAACTCAATTATTACCGTCTCCGAAGTGGAATCGACAGGATAACCGCGCAGGTTAACTACCTGCAGGAATACATCAGGACGCAATGCCTGAAATAATTTTTTTGCAAATCACAAAGTCAATTTAATGAGCCTCGCGATGCGGGGCTTTTTTATGTCCGCAGTAAACGCGCATCTCACGCGCATATTAACGAGAGCCTTTCAGTAAGCGAGCCTGAGAAATGCCGTTATAGGTGGCGACCTCTCTCGGGCGGCTTTTCTGTGAGACAGGCTCACTTTCTAAAAGGTAAAGACGCTATGAATAATCCGTCAGTTATTCCGGCCTTCGACTTCCGCGAAATGGTCACGACCCTCGACAACAAGATAATCACCACATCACTCAAGGTGGCGGATTACTTTGGCAAGCGACACAAAGACGTTTTGCGTGCCATACGTAACCTGAAATGCTCCGATGACTTCACCCAGCGCAATTTTGCGCCCATTGATTTCATTGATAAAAATGGCGATGTTCAGCCTATGTATAACATCACCCGCGACGGATGCATGATGCTAGTGATGGGATTCACTGGCAAAACAGCTGCCGCAGTGAAGGAGTGTTACATCAATGCCTTCAACTGGATGGCCGAGCAGCTAAACCGGCGCATGGCGATGGGTGAAGAATTGCAGCATCGCTACGCCATCAAAGAAACGCGCTCAAAGCTGAAAGGCACGATCGGAAGCCGTTTGATGAACGAGCGGAAGAAAGAGAAGCGCGTCCTGGAGCTCGAACATGAGCACATCATGCAGGTAACGCAGCCAGAATTGTTGATTGGCTGATCGCGGCATTACAGCAGGCATTCACTGAGTGCCTGTGATAATGCAACAGCCCGTACAAAACGGGCTTGGATTTATCTCTTTGTTGCGTTCATGGTCACATGGTAAACGAATTGGCTAAATTGGTTATCCCAGCGCCCATTATGATTAGCTGCAACTAATTGCATTAACGCCTGCATTAACTTGCTGAACAGCAAGATTAACTTAAGTCTGTTTTTTGAACTGTCACTATCTAAGGAAACTTCTTCGGTTAATTGATTCTCGGCGTTAAAAATACCCAGTTTTGATTCTTCCATGCTGGGTTCCGTTGGATGCTGTTTAAAGTATTCAGTCAGAGTATCCTTCAGGCTCTGGATCCTTGAATCAGCAATGCTTTGTATTGATGGATTGTGTGCAAGGTCATTACGCATTGAGTTGATGGTTTTAAGTGATTTCATAAGTTCCGGGGGGATTCCCAGGTTTCCCGCCATGGATATTTTAGTATTACATTCGATTAAAAGTTTGTTTTTATCTCTTCCAAAGAGATCTTGGCAGTCACAGCATGCGCATATCCATGCTTCGACCATGCGCTCACAAAGTAGGTGAATGCGCAATGTAGTACCCACATCGTCATCGCTTTCCACTGCTCTCGCGAATAAAGATGGAAAATCAATCTCATGGTAATAGTCCATGAAAATCCTTGTATTCATAAATCCTCCAGGTAGCTATATGCAAATTGAAACAAAAGAGATGGTGATCTTTCTAAGAGATGATGGAATCTCCCTTCAGTATCCCGATGGTCAATGCGCTGGATATGGGATAGATGGGAATATGCTGATTTTTATGGGACAGAGTTGCGAACTGTTCCCAACTAAAATCATTTTGCACGATCAGCGCACTACGAACTTTACCCACAAATAGTCAGGTAATGAATCCTGATATAAAGACAGGTTGATAAATCAGTCTTCTACGCGCATCGCACGCGCACACCGTAGAAAGTCTTTCAGTTGTGAGCCTGGGCAAACCGTTAACTTTCGGCGGCTTTGCTGTGCGACAGGCTCACGTCTAAAAGGAAATAAATCATGGGTCATAAAATTATCACGTTGTCCGGCGCGGCGACGGATGTTCTGTATGCGCTGTTTTTCCGTGGCGCGTTGCTGTCTGGTGATCTGCCTTCTAAATCTGGCACAGCCGAATTGCGCGAGCTTGGTTTTGCTGAAACCAGACACACAGCAACTGAATACCAGAAAGAAAATCACTTTACCTTTCTGACATCAGAAGGGCAGAAATTTGCCGTTGAACACCTGGTCAATACGCGTTTTGGTGAGCAGCAATATTGCGCTTCGATGACGCTTGGCGTTGAGATTGATACCTCTGCTGCACAAAAGGCAATCGACGAGCTGGACCAGCGCATTCGTGACACCGTCTCCTTCGAACTTATTCGCAATGGAGTGTCATTCATCAAGGACGCCGCTATCGCAAATGGTGCTATCCACGCAGCGGCAATCGAAACACCTCAGCCGGTGACCAATATCTACAACATCAGCCTTGGTATCCAGCGTGATGAGCCAGCGCAGAACAAGGTAACCGTCAGTGCCGATAAGTTCAAAGTTAAACCTGGTGTTGATACCAACATTGAAACGTTGATCGAAAACGCGCTGAAAAACGCTGCTGAATGTGCGGCGCTGGATGTCACAAAGCAAATGGCAGCAGACAAGAAAGCGATGGATGAACTGGCTTCCTATGTCCGCACGGCCATCATGATGGAATGTTTCCCCGGTGGTGTTATCTGGCAGCAGTGCCGTCGATAGTATGCAATTGATAATTATTATCATTTGCGGGTCCTTTCCGGCGATCCGCCTTGTTACGGGGCGGCGACCTCGCAGATTCTCGCTATTTATGAAAATTTTCAGGCATTTGCCGTTTCCGTTCTTCTTCTCGCTAATTCATTGTTTTAACTGTAAACACCCCCTGAAAAGAAAGGAAATGATAAGCCTTAAAAACGGCTAAATAGCCAGAGGGCGTTTCCTTTCTCTGTTTTTGTGTATGGAGTGAGCTATGGAGGTCAACAAAAAGCGTCTTTCTGAAATATTTGGGGTCAGCGTGCGAACCATTCAGAACTGGCAGGATCAGGGAATGCCTGTAGCACGTGGCGGTGGAAAAGGTAATGAGGTCCTCTATGAATCTTCCGCGGCTATCGAATGGTATTCCGCACGCGACGCGGCGATTGAGAATGAGAAATTACGGAAGGAGGTGGAAGACCTTCGTCTTGCATCGGAATCCGACCTTCAGCCTGGTACGATTGACTATGAGCGTCACCGCCTCACCCGAGCGCAGGCAGATGCCCAGGAACTAAAAAATGCAAAAGATTCCGCTGAGGTGGTGGAAACCGCATTCTGCACGTTCGTGCTGTCGCGGATGGCCGGAGAAGTAGCCAGCATTCTTGATGGAGTTCCTCTGTCGGTTCAGCGGCGCTTCCCGGAGCTGGAAAACCGACATATTGATTTCCTCAAGAAGGACATCATTAAAGCCATGAACAAAGCAGCTGCGCTGGATGAAATAATACCGGGGTTGCTGAGTGAATATATCGAACAGTCAGGTTAAGGGGCTGCAGCACTCTGCGCGCGCGGGTCTACTTTCGCTGTACCGACCTGAGCCGCAAACGGCGGTTGAATGGGCAGACGATAATTACTATCTCCCCAAAGAGTCGGCCTACCAGGAAGGGCGCTGGGAAACGTTGCCGTTTCAACGCGCGATCATGAATGCGATGGGTAACGATTACATACGTGAGGTCAACGTTGTTAAGTCTGCCCGTGTTGGCTATTCAAAAATGTTGCTGGGTGTTTATGCGTATTTTATTCAGCACAAGCAGCGAAATTCCCTTATCTGGCTGCCTACTGATGGTGACGCCGAAAACTTTATGAAGTCGCATGTTGAGCCGACGATTCGCGATATTCCGTCACTTCTGGCGCTGGCCCCCTGGTATGGAAAAAAGCACCGGGACAATACGCTCAGTATGAAACGCTTCTCCAACGGTCGCGGGTTCTGGTGTCTGGGTGGTAAAGCGGCGAAAAACTATCGTGAGAAATCGGTCGATGTCGCCGGTTACGATGAACTGGCGGCATTCGATGAAGATATTGAGAAAGAGGGATCCCCGACGTTCCTGGGTGATAAACGTATTGAGGGGTCTGTCTGGCCCAAATCTATTCGCGGCTCAACGCCAAAAACAAAGGGGACCTGCCAGATTGAGCGTGCTGCCAGCGAGTCCGGGCATTTCATGCGTTTTCATGTTGCCTGTCCGCACTGTGGTGAAGAGCAGTACCTTAAATTCGGCGACAAAGAGACCCCGTTCGGGCTGAAATGGACACCGGGCGAACCCTCCAGCGTCTTTTACCTGTGTGAACATAATGCCTGCGTCATTAAGCAGCAGGAGCTGGATTTCACTGAAGCTCGTTACATCTGCGACACCACCGGGATCTGGACGCGCGACGGTTTATCCTGGTTTTCATCAACAGGCACCGAAATCGACCCGCCAGACAGCGTGACGTTTCACATCTGGACGGCATACAGCCCGTTTACCACCTGGGTTCAGATCGTTAAAGACTGGCTAAAAACGAAAGGGGATACAGGAAAGCGTAAAACCTTCGTGAACACCACTCTGGGCGAAACATGGGAGCCTAAAATTGGTGAACGGCCTGACGCGGAGCTCATGGCCGAACGCAAAGAGTTCTTCGGGGCATCCGTACCGGAGCGTGTTGCTTATCTGACAGCCGGGATCGACTCCCAACTGGATCGATATGAAATGCGCGTCTGGGGATGGGGGCCCGGTGAGGAAAGCTGGCTGATTGACCGGCAGATCATTATGGGCCGTCATGATGATGAAGCGACCCTCGTCAGGGTGGACGAGGCGATTAACAAAACCTATCTCCGAAAGAATGGCGTGGAAATGTCGGTATCCCGTATCTGCTGGGATATCGGCGGTATTGACCCCACC